GTTACGTTGGCGATGATCTTCAGGATGACTACACGCCAATTTCGTCCGCGGAAGCCGGCGTCTTCGAGCAATTACCTGCCGGGATGGATTTCAAGCCATTTGACGTAGCTCATCCAACTACGGCTTTTGAATCTTTTAGCACAGCGGTTCTTAGGTCGATTTCTAGTGGTTTGAACATATCATACCACTCGCTTTCCAATGACCTTTCAAGCGTGAACTATAGCTCTCTGCGAGAGGGTAGCCTTGAAGACCGCGACCAATATCGAATGCTTCAGAAGTTCATGGTTGAGCATTTTGTTGAACCTGTCTTTCGGTCATGGTTGAAGAACGCAATGACCAAATCGATAAACCTTCCGATACAAAAATACGACAAATTTGCAGACGGCGTTTCTTTCATTCCTCGTTCGTGGGGCTGGGTTGATCCGCAGCGCGAAATGGCGGCTCACATTGCTGGCCTTCAAAATGGCATCGTGACCTATCAGGACATCGAGGCAAGTTACGGTCGAGACGTTGAAGAACTCTTTGAGCAGCACGACAGAGAGCAAAAACTGGCAGAGCAGTACAACATTAAAACAGCATTCCAACCATTCGGCGCGAAGTTGCCGACAGCAGCAGAAGTTCAAGGAGTCATTCCAGATGACGGATCAGACTGAAGACCAAAGACACGTTATTAACGTCGAAGAAACAGAGACATCGATAATCGTTGAGTTTCAAAAAGAAGAAGCCATTGAGGAACCGATCGAAGAAATCGAAGACGTTGTTGAAGACGTTGTTGAAGAAGTCGAAGAAGATGCTCGCGAGATTGAGCCGGGCAAAGTTGTTTACCGAACAATCGACCTTTCTCGCGGAGCAATCGACGAAGAAAAAAGAATAGTCCGAATCGGTGTTTCAAGCGAGACGCCGGTCGAAAGAGAGTTTGGCTTGGAAGTTCTAAGCCATAGGAAAGAAGACATAGACATGGCGTTTATGTCTTCCGGGCGAGCACCGCTGCTGAACAACCACAAAATGGATGAGCAGATTGGCGTTATTCGTTCTTTTTACCTTGACGAGACGCAACGCAGAACCGTTGCGATGGTGGAATTTGGAAAGTCTGCTTTGGCTCAAGAGGTTTTTGAAGATGTGAAATCCGGTATTAAGCAGAATATATCTGTCGGGTATAGCATCACGAAAATGGCACGTTCCAAAGACAACGAAGGAAGAGAGATCTATCGGGCATCATGGACGCCGATGGAGGCGTCTATCGTAAGCATCCCGGCTGATTCCTCAAAATTTGTTGGTGTTGGGCGTTCCGATCAAAAAAACTTTAATCAATAATACTGGAGAAAAAACCATGAGTGAAAATACTCTTGACGTTCGCCAAGTTACTGATTCAGCAAAAGCAGAAGTTCAAAAGTCTTTTACTGAAATCATGGCTTTAGGCAAGCACCACAACCAGCGTGATCTGGCTGAAAAAGCAATCGAGCGCGGCGTCAATGCCGAGCAGTTCCGTGGTGAGCTTTTGGAAGCTATTTCCAACGCCCGACCTCTGGAAACTCCCGCCGCTGTTGTTGACGTTCCAAAGCGAGAGCAACGCGCCTACAGCATCATTCGAGCGATCAAAGCCGCCTCATCTGGCGATTGGCGTGAAGCTGGTTACGAGCGTGAAATTTCCGATGAGATTGCACATCGTTCAGGCAAAGAAGCGCGGGGCTTTTATCTGCCCGGCAACATTAGCTGGGGCCAGCGTGACCAGACTGCTGGCACTGACTCAGCCGGTGGCTTTTTGGTCGGTACTGACCATTTGGCTGACCAGTTCATCGAGGCACTGCAAGCTCGCTTGACCATCACCTCGCTTGGCGCTCGCGTCATGCAGGGTTTGAAGGGCGATGTTGCTATTCCTAAGCTGTCTGCTTCTGTGACCAATGCCGCGTTCGTTGCTGAAGGTTCAGCACCAAGCGAAGGCGCTGCAACTTTCTCACAGGTTACAATGTCTCCAAAGACTTTGGCCGCTTATGTTGACGTTTCACGTCGATTAATCCAGCAGTCAGATCCTTCAGTTGAGCAGGTTTTGCGTAACGACATCATCAACACTTTCGCTCGAAAGATTGACGAAGTTGCGATCCAAGGCGGTGCGGCTAACGCTCCATCTGGTATCATTGCAAACGCCGGTACAAATGTCGTTTCAATGGGCACCAATGGCGCAGCGTTAACTTACGCCAAAGTCGTTGAGCTGATCAAAGCAGTTGAAGAAGACAACGCCATGATGACTAGCGCCAACTTCCTGACTAACCCTAAAGTGATTGCCGCTTTGCGTACCATCAGCAAGCAGGCTTCCGGTGTTGAAGGCAACTTCATCATGGACCAGATGGGTACTGTACTGGGTTCAAACGTTGCATCAAGCACGTTGGTCCCTAGCAACCTTACCAAAGGCACTGGCACATCATTGAGCGCATTGTTATACGGTGACTTCAGCCAGATCATGCTTGGCTTCTGGTCAGGTGTTGATGTGGTTGTTGATCAGTCAAGCCTGTCAACTTCTGGCGGAACGCGACTCGCATTCTTCCAAGATCTTGATGTGGCTCTGCGATATCCTGAGTCTTTCTCAGTAATCAAAGACATCATCGCAAGCTAAACAGGGCGGGGAGGGCTTCGGCCTTCCCCAATCTTGGAGGTAACATGCAGATAATTATCACTATTCCATGTCATGTTCGCGGTGTACCACGATCTCGCGGTGACGTTTTAACGGTATCAGAAGCAGAAGCGCGGCAATATGTCAGTTCTGGTCATGCTGCCGAGTTTGAAGTTGAAGAAAAAAAGACCTTGAAAAAGGCAGTTGAGAAAGTAACCAAACGATGAGCTTAGAATTTGATTCTGATTTTGATGGATACTTTGACGCGCTATACGGTCACGGCGAAGTATGCACGTTCACGCCTGAAGGCGGCTCGGGG